AATATTAGAAAACATAAAGGAATTATCCAACTTGGTGGCAATTCTGGAAAATTAAAAAAAGGATATAAATATTCTGGTAAAAAACTTAAAAATGGTTTACCAGAAATTGTAGCCGTAGGACGTAAATCAAAATTTTTCTCTACTTTTTCTTTTCTATATGAATAAAATATTGACTATTAAATATAAAAGCAATATGTATTCTAGATTTTTTAGTAAATTTAGTGGTGCAATTATTCCTCATGCGGGAATTGATTATGCCGGTAAAGCAAGAAAAGTTATTTTTGATAATTTAAATAAAAATGATAAAAAAATTAAATATATTATTTATATTGCTGCATTACATAATTCAAGTAATTCAAATAAAAGTGTATTTATATTACGTAGAGACAAAGGTTTTAATAATTATTTTAGAAACATACGTTGTCAGTATGAAGAAAATAATCTATCAAATGGAGCAAAAAATGAACATTCTTTTAAATGGGTTGAATCTGAATTGAATCAATATTTCAAGAATGCAAAAATATTAGTATTATGTCCAACACCATATTCCAATTTAGAATATCTTTCTAAAGATATTCTAAAATTTATAAGTAAAAGTAATGATAAAGTTTTATTATTTTCAACAACAGATTTAATTCATTATGGTAAAAGATTTAATAATTTAAATACATTATCGTATCCACAACAATTAGATAAATGGAGAAAAGAAGAAAATTTAATAAATGATATACTAAATATTAATACAAATTTAAAAAAAAAAGATTTGGATTTAATATGTGGGCCTTATGCAATAAAAACATTTATGTATGTAGCTTTATATTTTAAATGGAATGCGAGAGTAGTTGACTATTATGATTCACATGGAAATGAAAGTTCTTTAATAGATAGATATAGTATAGATTTTAGTAATAATAGTCCAGAATTTGTATCTTATGTATCTATAATATTTGGTAATTTCAAAAAATCAAAAGATATTTTATTACCAATAGATATTAATCTAGGATTAGGTATTGTTAAAAGTATTATAAATGCTCAGTTAGTTGATTATAATAGTGATTTTTATTTGCCAAAATGGAATAATTTTTATAAAATAGATAATGGTATTTTTGTTGGAACAGAAATAATTAAAAATAATGAATATAATACGAATGCCAGCTATGGAAATTACCAGACAGAAGATAATAATACAAATAGTGCTATTAAAATTACAAAAGCTTCTCAAAATTGTTTAAATGACGCACGTAAAAGATGGAATTTACCATATTCTATCGAAAATTTAGACACGCATACATTCAAAGTAGAAATATTAGATGATATTAATACTTGGACTAAATACAAATCATCATTAGCACCAAAAAAATTTCTACTTGATGGTAATCATGGTATGTTATTAACACTAAATAATGGTAGTGAGGCGACTTATTTACCAGTAGTTGCTCGAAATTATAAGGAAAAATGGACAATTATTGAGTATATGAAAAACTTAAGCAAAAAAGCCAGTGGTTTAGAAGATGATTGGAAACATCCTAATAGTCGAATGAAAATTTATCAAAGTATTTCATATAAATATGATCCAATAAGTAATGAAATGGAAGTAACAAAAGCAAAAGATAGGAAAGTAAGAAAACACAAAGGTATTATTCAACTTGGTGGTAGTGCTGGAAAATTAAAAAAAGGATATAAATATTCTGGTAAAAGACTTAAAAGTAGTTTACCACAAATTATTAAATGTAAATCAAAAAAAATCTCAAATTTTTTCTTTACTATATGAAAAAAAGATGTTTGATTCAGAAATATTTTCACTCTTAAGTTCTGTTGTTATAAATTCTTTCATTGTATCAAAAGAACTAAATTCTTTTTGTTCATTATCTTTTACATAAATAACAAATTTTATTTTGTTTATCCCAACGTCTAAGCGTCGAAGTAACAACTTCGAAAACTTTGCATGCTTCTTGTTGTGACACATACATCTTACATGTATATATAAGACTCTTTATTTAAATAGTTTTTGAGTAAAAACTACTTGAATAAAGTTGAGTAAAGATTCCAGCCCTTCATCACCATGTTGAAGTCCAACTATTATGTCTGAAATTACCATGCTATATTATTATATAAAGTATGTTAATGTTAAGTTAAGTTAAATAAAGTTATTTGGTAAATTATATGATATATTATAAAAATTTATTCCACCGAACCAAGTTTGATATTTTACTGTCGTTGTTTTATCCCCATCAATAACTACTTCATAATTTTCAGGAATCGTATTGCCTAATCTCTTTTGCGAATCTTCTAAATTTTTTGCCCCCTCAGATAAAACCTTAGATAACCATTCTTCTAAATTATTTGATATCATATATTTTCCTAAATTATTTTCAATATCTATTCTCGAATTTGGTTCATAAATATTAATTGGACCATAAACCGCTAATCGTGATTTATTTTGATTACATGATATCATTATATTATGACCCTGAGGTGATGTTAAAATATAATTTGAAGTGCCAATTTTATTCATTGGTAAATATCCAAAATTTGAACGAATATATCCGAATTGTCTATTAATATTTTGAATTACATTCATTGTTTCAATTATATTTTGTTGTGGTGGAATATTTATATTATTATATGATTTAAATAAATCATCCCCATCTATATTAATAGCACTACGAGTATCAAAAGCATTACTTTCACATTCACGACAATGTATATCTTTTACAATTAAATCTATTTTTTTTCCATATATTCGGTATAATTTTAAAAACCAATATATTATTAAAGCCATTTTACACTCAATTGATAAAGTTTCTGTCAACCATGTTTCCATTACATCTGATATTTTACATTTTTGATTTTTATTCCATGAACGTTGTTTACTATTCCAAATAAAACAACTACCATAATATCTTTCCTTTTGTGTTTTTTCGTCTGAATAAAACCATAAATTTTTTGATGATAAATCTGCCATGAATTTATTATGATCATCCATATCATCACAATCTTTAAATAATGGCGTATCAACAATCTCATCATTATCTATATTTTTAAGATTAAGAATATTTGTCAATTTATTATTAATTGTTGTATATATTTGAATTGATTTAGATATATTATTTCCCCCCTTTTGTAATTTATATAATGATTTTATATATTTCTTTTTTTTATTTTTTAAAATAAATAAACCACCTTTTTTTCCAGAACGAATCAAATAATCTTTACCTTTATATTTAAAATATTGTTTTCCTGCCATTATATGTATATAAGAATAAATTATAATTATAATTATAATTTATTAATGACAGGAAAATATATAGAATTACATTTACATTTTGATGGAGCAGCCAGATTAACAACTTTATATGAACTTTCTAAAAAAAAAAATTTAGTGAAAACAAATTCCATTGACGAATTCGCTAAATTTGTGTCTATTGGGAAAAAAAATTGTTTTAATTCATTAACTGATTTTTTATCAACTTTCAAACATATTTTGTCACTAATTGCAGGTGACAAAAAATGCTTAGAGCAAATAGCTTACGAAATTTGTGAAGATCAATTTAATCAAGGAATTTTATATACAGAAATTCGATATAATCCTCATATACTTACGGGAAATAATTTATCATTAGATGAAGTTATTGAATCAATTAATGCTGGAATTAATAGAGGATGTTCTACATATCCTATATTTGTTAATTGTATATTATGTTGCTTAAGATCTAAACCTCTATGGAGTTTAGATATTGTTAATTTAGCAATTAAACATAAAAATAATCGTATTGTAGGTATTGATATAGCTGGTGATGAAAAAAATTATTCCGATTATCTACATCGTACAGCATTTAAATTTGCTCATAAAAATAATATTAATATTACAGCACATGCTGGTGAAGCTGGTGATTCTCAAAATATCAAATCCGCTATTAAAAATTTATATGCTAAAAGAATAGGACATGGTTATGCGTGTGCTAATGATAATTTTTTAATCGCATTTTTAAAAAAAAAAAATATCCATTTAGAATGTTGCCCAACATCAAGTATTCAAACAAAATCTGTTGAAAATTTTAATGAACATCCAATTAAAATTTTTCATCAAAATAATTTAAATTTTTCCATAAATACAGATGATTCATCAATATTTAATATCACATTTACAAATGAAACTAATTTAGTTAAAAAATTATTGAATTTGAATGAAAATCAAATACAACAAATAATGATTAATTCACTTGAATCATCTTTTGCTTCTAAAAAAGAAAAAATAAAAATAAAAGAATTATTATCAAATAATTGGACTAAATAATTTGACATAATTATTTTTATTTTAAACTTTTTTTTATAAAATAAAAAATAAAAATTCATTTATATATATATAGTAAAATATGGATATATCTATTAAATCTAATATAGATACTAATATAGATACTAAAATTAATGAAAATAAACAAAATCAAGAAGGATTTAGAAGAAGAGGAAGAAGATTTAGAAGAAGAGGAAGAAGAATGAGTGCTATGATGAGAAAACGTATGATGAGAAAACGTATGATAAAACGTCGTTGGATGAAAAAACGTATGAAAAAACGTATGAAAAAACGTATGAAAAAACGTATTATGATGAGAAAACGTTCTATGATGAGAAAACGTGCTATAATAAGAAACCTTGCTATAATGAAAAAACGTGTGATAATGATGAAAAAACGTGCTTTCATGAAACTAAGAAATTTACGTTCTAAGATAAAGAGAAAATTACGTTCTACGTCAAAAAAACGTGCTACGATGAAGAGAAAATTACTGATTTATTATAAAAGAAGAAAAATTGCAATAAGAAGGAACTTTAATAAACGTGCTATGACGATGAAAAAACGTATAAGAAATATGAAAAAACGTATAAGAAATATGAAAAAACGTATAAGAAATATGAAAAAATATTTTATGATGATAAAAAAACAAAAACAACAAGCTAAAAAACAAAAACAACAAGCTAAAAAACAAAAACAAGTTGCAATAATAAATAAAGGAAAATCATTAAAAAAAACAGTTAAAAA